CGCTTGTTTATACTAGAGCAAAAGGCGTCGTGGCCGGTCTAAGGCAAGACATTCAAATCGAAGATTACGATGATCCGATACAAGGCCTCGAGGGCGCCGTATTGACAATGCGTTTCGACTTGGCAGCGGCCTTTGCTGGGGCAGCAATCCGTAAAGTCAACACTGCTTAAACATAGTGCTCTTCAATGGACCCTTTTTCCCCTTTTTTAGTCTCTCAGAAAATGTGGAGCAAGTTAACGTGAAAAGTCTCGATGAAAGGTTAACCCTTGCAAAAACTATCTTGCGTGAGGTTAGCCGAGAGCCTTTATCTCGAACTGAACTTGACAAAAGAGTTACTCGTAAGATTGGTACACACGCGAGTTTTGAGGGCATGTTCCGCTACCTTATACATAAGGGCTGTATTGAAAAGAGCGGGCAGAAACTACGAGATTTTTATCGTATAACTGAAAAGGGCAGAAAGTTTTTGGCGGGTTTGGAGGCTTAAAGGTGAGTTTTCTCAGGCAAATAGTTAATGCGTTCAAGTCCGATGCCTATGCAAAGGCCCTTAAGCCTTCTAAGCACGGTGTCGGTGAACCTCCGAGAATCACCTTCAAAAAGCAGATTGAAGCATACTTTAAGGATGCGGCTGCCAGAGATTTTGTTGATGTTTTGGCCATGCAAGCGGTGGGCATGGGTGGCTACACTACCTGTGCCAGCCAGGAGAAGTATCCTAAAGCTGAAGATGCCAAGAACATTGTGGACGCGTTTAATGAAGACAACGATATCGATGATTTGCTGCAGGATACAGGGCGGGAGTTGGTCGCGACTGGGAACAGTCTGTGGCAGCTTTTGACTCCTGGAAGCGTGAAGAATGTTCTACACATACCTATAGTGAGTTTTGAACGTGTCTTCACGAATGAGTTTTTGAAGTTTGAAGAGACTGAGTTCACGCGGAAACATAAGATTAAACTTGGTTTTAAGCAGACAACGGAGTACGGAGGAAATCTTGTCCCTCCTGATAGTGTCTGGTTTTTCCGGCAAAACACTCTTGATGGGTCCGGTTGGGGTTCAGGTGTTATGCGTGTTCTCTTGGAAGAGTACAGTTGGCAAGAGTATGACAAAAACACCGGACAAAATACTACGCGTACTCGTCCAAGCCTTTTGGAGATTAAGGCTAAGCTTGACTTAGATCTTATTGAGATTTTTGAGAAGTTTGCGGGTCCGCTTGAGGCTTATGTTACTGAGGATAAGAAACTTGCCGAAAAAATAGAAATTGAATTGAAAAAAACGCCTAAATACGGTGGCAGGCTGGTTGCTTCTGGCAAAGGCGGATTAGACATTAAGACTCCGCCATTAGAGCCTAGGGCACGTTTTGGAGAGAGCATCGAGTACTTGTGGAATCAGTTCTGTTTGGGCGGCTTGACACCTTTACCTAAGCTGTTCACAACGCCAGGCTTCACGGAAGCGAGCGCGAAAGCAGCTATTGATATTGCTGACCGTTTGATTCTGCCAACTCAACGATTGATAAAGCGTCGTGTTGAGGCTCTTTGGCGAAAGGTGATCGTTGCTGTTGATTCGAATATTGACCCTGTGAAGGCGTCTGTTCGGCTTAATTGGGGGGCGCCTGAAACTCCAGAGGTTGTTGTAGCTGATTTGATTGCTGCTGCAACTGCAACTCCGCCACTTATTCGTCCTGAAGAGTTTCGCAAGAATGCGGTTAAGTTTGGTTGGGAGTTGTGGGAATCCGAAACTTCTCAGTCCAATGCTTCTCAGGAGGCTAAAAAGTGATTTACTCTCCTTTCTCCTCGATGTCGGCATGCCTTCTGGGAAGCGGACGCTTACTTCATGCTCACCCGAAAGCGGTGGGAAGAGGAGGTGAAAACGTAAAATGAGGAAAATGGCTTTTGCGGTTATCTTCTTTGTGGCTGTAAGTTTGGTTATGGTATCGGCGCCTTTGGCTTTCGCTCAAAACGGGAACGAGACCGGGACCGTGCCTATCTCAGACTTTCAGCCAATCTATGAAGTCTTTAAAAGCATTGGATATGCTGCGCCTATAGCTGTTCTGGTGGGTTTGGTAACTTGCATATTTGGTTACTTAAAGTCGACACCTCCAGAGGAGTTTAAGCTTGTTGAGTTCATCTACACCTCCTTGATTAGCTTGATAATTGGGATTGCCACAATCTTTGGTGGATGGACTTATGCTGAAATATCGCAGTGGCTTGCGAATGGTTGCCTGAGTGTTTGGCTCTATTGGATTGCGAAGATAATTGCAAAAAAGTTAAGCTGGATACCACAAGCGACAGGCCCACCGGCAACAGCTTAGAATGGCATTTCCCTTTCAGTTGCTAAGTTTCCCTTTTTTGTTTGTTTAAAATCATGGTGAGAGTGAAAAAAGCATGGGTGAAGTTCCGACTGAGCATCTACAGTTGCAGTATATTCGTGCTGCCCTAGCCGGCATTATGGCTCCGCCCAAGGACAAGAAGATCACTAGGCTTGCGTTTACTTGGAATCCTGATGGTTCTGTTGCGACTTTGAAGGCTTATGATGACGCGGAATTGCTCTTCACTCTCACGTTCTCGTGGAATGCTGAAGGCATGTTGAAAGAGGTGGCTCGAAGTTAATCGGCATATGCCCGGTTGACCGAGAAACCGAAAATAATGGAGGAATAAAAAGAAATGAATTTGAAAAAATGGCTTGAGACAGTCCGTAAACATTTGATTCCTGAAGCTGCAGAAATATATCCACCAGCAATACTTGGATTAGCGGTTAAATATACTGTAACCAAACGAAAAATCGGTGAAACAAAACCATACGAAATCCTTGAAACAAACTTAGACAAGTTTCTGGTTGAGGGCATGAACCTCATGTGGGAACTGATTGTAGGTGCAGGCGGAAACGCTTACAACAATGCAAACGCAAGAATAGGTGTTGGAGATAGCGCTACGGCAGAAGATGAAACTCAAACAGGATTACTGGCGGCAACCAATAAATTCTGGAAAGCCATGGCAGCAACTTATCCAACACACGCAGTCGATAAGAAATGTACGTTTAGAAGCGTGTTTATAAACGGTGAAGCAGAATTCGCATGGAACGAAGTTACCATCGTAAATACTGCAGACGATACTGGACAGAACATGCTTAGAATCGTGAGTGCCAAAGGAACGAAACCTGCTGGCGAAGAATGGACTGCTGAGATTGAATGCACGTTTGCGAATCCATAAACGAAAAAATTCTAAAAGCTGTCTGGAATGTGTCTAAAAATGATTGTAAGCAGAAAAATAGCTGAAATGTTCAAGCGTTGCGGATTCGTAAACATCGATTATTTAGTGGAAAACAAACTTGAAACAAATCCTTCAAAAATTCTCAATATTATTAATCGTGATTGGCGGAAATGGGTTAAGCCGTTATGTATGTTGGATGGTGGCGACCCCTTAGACCCTAACTTTGGCAATGAAACTGCTGGTTTTAACAAGTATGATGGTCTTTTAGACGACCTTTATGGAACTGTCTTTACGTCTCCGTCTGATGTTGATAAAGCAGTGAGTTTGACGTTTAGCTGTAAAAAGGATACTGGAACTGCTTACGCTAAAGGCGTTATTGTTTTGCATTCTAACCTAAATATTATCACTAATGGCAAAGGACAACCAGTTCAATTTGATACCACTAAAGCATGGAAAACAAGTTCCTTTTCAACACAACCGACCTTATCCCCAAACATTAATTATGTCTTAATGGCTATTGCTAGTGCTAGCTATTTTGGATTTTACTATACAGACCATATTTCAACAGATCTTTCACATCACGACTTTTCAAACAGCTATTCTTCACCTACTAACCCGACTGATGCAACCCATGACGACTACATGTTTAGCATTTACTGTGCTTATACGACTAGTGCAATAATCAAATCTTGGGCTGAAAGCCTAAACGTAAGTCATGCTTTGAGCAGACCATATCGTTCCATGAAGTTAATACCAACCCTTAAAACTATACATACTTTTACAAGACCGGCTCGGTTTATGAAGTTGACGCAAAACTTAACTGCTTCGCACACTTTAAAAAGGCATCGGGTTATTTCATTTAGTCAAACCTTAAAAACTCTACACGAATGGACGTTGCCGCTTGGACTAATCCTTAAACAATGGTTCGCAACTTTACAGATAACACATACCTTCAAAAGACCTTTAAGACAAATGAAGTTTACCCAAATCCTTCAAACCGTCCACACTCTCACGTTAAAACGGTTCTTTAAATTCGCCCAAGCCCTAAACCTTTCACATATCCTACGGAGACCATACAGAAAAATCGAATATATCCAAACCTTACAAATCGCACACGCCTTTAGCAGACCGTTCCGAGCAATCACATTTCCAGCATCATTACAGTTAACCTATCTATTCACAAGACCATCCCGTTTTATGAAATTGCTGGAAACTTTAGGGCTTATCCATGAATGGTATGTTGTTAAGCCTGGAGTGGAACCAATGAAACTTCTTTTAAAGTTAGGTCCGATTGCACTAGACCTTAAAACTGGAAAAATCATGGTGGTAATTTAAAATGGTTAAAATCGGATATGCAGAAGGCGAATGTCCAAGATGCGGAAGATATCCTCAATTTTTAATCATTATTGTTTAATGTGTTTTCAGAAATGCTTTCTATTCAATAAGAATGCTTACGTTTTTGCCCTCGTATCTTATTATTAACTATACGTTGTTGGAGCCTTGGCAATTGGTTGCCGTAACGCCTCAAGAGATTCGTGAAAGAGTGAATCTTACGGAAGCTGATGTTCCAGATGCGACTGTGTTGAGGTTTGCGAAGGCTGCTGCGGTTACTGTTGGGCTGGAGCTTGAGAAGACCATTGACTATGCGGACTGCTCTGATGAAGAAGCTGAAGTCATAAGAAACATCGCTGCCGTTTATTGTGCATGCAAAGTTACTGGCGGTTCGGCTTCTGGCCTGAGCTTTCGTGTTGGAGACCTAGCTGTAAATGAATCAAGCGGGGCTACTCCAAGCGGTCTCAGCAGAGAAAATTTGCAGTTTTTGATGAGTGAGGCTCAGCGTATCATCGAAAAGTTGAAAGTGCCTTATGTGGGGAGGGCATAGGTGGCTAACGTCCCTGATGCGTACTACCAATTCGTGATGCATTATGCGCCTTGGTTCTACGTGATCACGACGGCGATGGCTGCTGATCCTCCGGCTGGCCAGAAGAACGTGACGGTTGCGGATGGCACTAAGTTTAATGCTGGCATGCCCTGTGAAATCAAAGATTCAGCTCACAGCGAATGGAATGAGGTCGATTCCGTAGCTGGCAACGTTGTGACTATGAAAAACAATCTTGCCTATGCTTACTATGTGGCTAAAGGCGGAACCGTGGATCACGGGGATAAGAGCTTTGGGAAAGGTGCTTTTCCCGCTGCTTTTGCCATCGAGTTTCTGTCTGAGGCTTATTCTGTTCCTCAGTTTGCTTCTTTGCAAGCGACTATTTTGGCGAAGATTGTGGACCTTGCAGATTGGCTTTTGACACAGCAGTGCACAGATAATCTGAAGAAGGCTTATGGCGGGTTCAAATCCAGCGAATCTTCAACTCAATATTACAGTATCGATGCGGGTCGTGTCATTCCAGCTTTACTTAAGGCGTATGCTCTGATCGGCACTTCGGGTTATCTTGATGTGGCTAAACTTGCGGGGTACACTTTTCTCTATACGATGCAACAGCAGCCGAGCATTCTGGGACTTCATGACAAATACTATGGGGGCTTCGCAAACTACGTGAGCATAAGCGATACCTGGGATACTCTGATGAGCATTGAAAACTTATACTGCTTGATCGGCTTGAAGCTCTTGGCTGACACGTACGATGTGGCTAATGCCTCTCGGTACAGTGTCATGATGGCAGATGCTGCAGGCTTCCTCAAGGTTGGGTTTGAGCAGCTCTATTTGTATTATCAGCCTCCGCCTTCGGGTTCTGGCGTCTGGTACCGGGTGGGAATCAATGATACCGAAGTTTACGATGATCCTGTGAGCTTCGCTCTGCTGGGCCTATATGTATATGAGGGCTGGAGTTTCACCTGTCAGCGTGTCTACAATTTTGTTCAGTCGATTAGGGCTTCTGGGCAGTATCCTGCTTATTGGCCAGAGATCTGTTGGCCAGGCTACCTTGATGTGGTTACGAGGTTCCCAGCATGTGCGTACTATGATGCGATCACCGCGGGAATCTTGTGGAAGATCAGGAAAGAGCGAGATCCTCCAAGCTTCAAACTTGCTTATCAAATAGTTGAGAAGTATCAGGATGAGTTCATGTATTGGGGCCCGCTGTTTACGGATTATAGTCCGATCGCGCCTCAGAAGGCTATGGCTAATGTCACATGGCTTGCTCGAATGTTTCTAAATTATGAAGAGCCCTTGACGCCGTTTACTAGGATTCTTAATTCTAAAGGTGAGGCTGTACTTCTTTATCCGATTCAGCAAGCGGTTGAAACGGTCAGTTATGGTGAGCCCCTAGATATTTTGGCGGTTGTTTCGCCTTTGCGAGCTGAGGAAGTTGTGCTGGAGCCTGGCTATTACCTAAATGATTACCTAATTTTTTACACGTTTGTGCCGGTCCGCATCCATGATAAGATACGTCGCAAGGGCGAGGATTACGAGATTCAAACTCTGCAACCCTTCACTTACGAGAACCAGACGATCTATTTCAAATCGATCGCCAGGAGGCTTCTGGCGACTTGAGCGAACTCGAGGATCCTGTGACGACACTGCTGCGGTTGATTACTACGAGGATCCGTGTAGTAAAGGATAACGGTTCGCTTGCCAATCTGCTTGCAACCAAGGAACAGTACGACCGAGAACTCTTGAAACAATACGATGCGCAGATAACGTTAGGGTTAGACAGTAGCCAAGACCAGAAACTTGAGCTTGCTGGACGTCTGAGACGTCGCTACATGGTTTTCCGATGCAATATTTACACGATTGATAAGGCGGTTCCTGGAGCTGATGCGGGCAAGGTCATGAGGGATAAGGTCACTGCGCAGATCAATGCAATCATTCGTGAGAACCGCAACTTGCCATATCAGACGGTTTACAATTTCTATGGGCTAGGATATCCGAGTGGAGATCCTCACAAGGCTTTTGCTGCAGGTGCAGCCACAGAACTCGCGCCATCAAGCGTGTCCTGGATAGAACTGACGAATCTACAGTATCAGAATATCTGGTCCAGTGATGATGTCCGCTTTTCAAAGAGCCACAGCGTCAACAATGAATATGCCCTGATGCTTTTTAGGTTCAAGATAGGTCCTCGAGAGCAATGCGTCAAGAAGATCGTGCTTAGTTTTGAGGGTTATGGGACCGCTCCTGGAGGAAACGGCGCCACAATCAAAGTTTGGAATCACGTTGCTTCTGCATGGCAACAGGCCCAGAGTGGAACAGGTGGGGGAGACGAAACCTTAACCGTCACGATCTCTTCAGCCTGGACGGACTTCATCGACTCTAACGGTTATGTCTGGCTTCTCGCCAAAACCACGAACCCAAGCAATGGCTCAACGCCAGCGATCCTCTACTGCGATTTTGTTCAGTGTACGATTCAGGTTTATGGAATCTCGTTCTGTGACATCATCAGTTACAGGAATATCGACGTCACGGATGTTAAGCCATACCTTTTCAGGGCTGAGTTTCTCTTGAAAGGTTGGCTTTTCGAATCAATTTCAGGAGTATTCTAGTCATGGAGGAATGAATAAAAAATGGTTGATACCTATGGAGTAGATGAAGAGCGGTTCTATTACGTGACCGAAACCGTCTTTGGCACTACGCCAACAAACCCTGGCATGTTAGGTCCGTCCTGTGATGTCATCGACCCGGGCTTTGATCCCAGCTTGATTAAGTTGCGTGGGGCAGGTAGTTACGATCTGGGAGCCATTAAGAAGGGTCTTCGTAAACCTAGCTTGAAAATCGGCTACATGTTGCCCTCTATAGCGCCGATTGATCTTCTCCAGTGGGCCAAGATGGACCAGGACAAAAGTCTCAGCTGTCAAGTGATTTACTATAAAGGCGTCTTTGCCTCTGCGACGGATGTCCTTTCACTGTTGTTCAAGGGCATGCGGATCAGCAAGGTCTCTGTTGAATGCGGCATCGAAGCTGTCATCAAAGCAGTTATGGAGTTTGAAGGTCAGGACCTTGTGACGGATACCGCTAAGATCACGGGGGCTACGTATACGGACCATGCGGGCGCAGTTGCCTTCCATGAAAGCTATGTCAAGAAGGACACTACGGTTCTGGATCGTGTGACCGATTGGAAGTTCGATATAATAAATAACCCGAGAAGAGTGCCTGTCATCCGCACGTCAAGCGGGTATCTTGCGAAGTACATTCCATTTGGCCACCGAGAACTTGGTGGCGAGTTGACCCTTGAGTTTGAGAGCAAGGCTGAAATGGACGATGCATTAGCTGACACGGAGTTCTCTTTGGAGTTTGGCCTCAGCGGAACGAACAAGGCTATATTCACTGCATGCAAATGGGACAGCATAACTCACACGAAATGGCTGGAAGACTTGATCTGCGCGAAGGCTCGGTTTATTGCCAAGGGTCCTGTTGCGATCAGCTAGGAGGAACAGAAGTGGCAATAGAAGTTAGTGTTTTGGAGAATTTCGGGCGAGAAGCTGAATTAAGAAAGAAATTGTTGAAGATGTGGAAAAATCTGGGAGTTCGCATTCTCAAGCTTCCCAAGTGGATGCAAGACATCATACTCGAAGACGTTAACACAGCCATCAAAAACCGAATAGCTACCATGGAGATGATTCAAAATGCAAACAGAAAACATCGAGCTTGACGAAAGATTCGGCAAAGAATACGCTGGACGCTACGTGTTCCAGGAGATCACTTGGGCTAAGCGGAACCGCATCATTCAGAAGTACACTAAGTATAGCAAGGCAAGCGGCGAAGTTGAAAGCAGCGACTTCATCGCAATCCAAGCAGAGACCATTTTGGCTTCACTAAAACAGCAGCCAGAGAGCAAACCTATTTCACTTGAAAAGCTACTGGGCGAGGATATCGGAGTTCCCATAGAGCTTGGTGAATTATTCTCAAAGGTCGCCAACAAACTCAATGGCATGAGCCACGAGGATCTCCGTTTTTTACTCTCGCAATTAGACGAGGAAAGCCGCACCCGGCTCTTTCAGAGTTTCGGCTTTGTCAAGCCTTCGGATGGCTCCCAACACAACTCGCAAGACAGCCAGCAAAAACTATCCAACAATTCTGTGTCATCTTAAACGTGATGGATCAGATGGCCCTCGAGGAGAAGGAGAAAGCGGAAAGAGAGGCGAAGAAACATGGCCGTTGAAATAACCTGTGATGTGGAAGGTGTTGAAGAGTTTCAAGCTGCTATGCAGAAGTTTGATAGTGGCATGCAACGTCAGGTCTACCGCTATCTGTGCAGCTGGGCGAGTGATGTTAAGGCTGCAGCCATGCGAAACGCTCCAGTAAGAACAGGTCATTTAAGAAGTTCAATCTATGCCAAGATCCAAGACTGGATCGCTGAAATAGGAGCTGATGCTACTTACGCTCTTTTCGTAGAATTGGGGACTAGGCGAATGCGAGCGCAACCGTATCTTTATCCTGCCATCCAAGAGTATTTGCCAAGTCTCGAAATGAACATTATTGGCGCCATTGAGCAGGCCAAAACGGAGGCCGGTTTAACTTGAGTTTCAGAGAAATTGCAGTAACTATAAGAGCGGTAAATCGTGCAAGTCACGAGTTCTCCAGGATTCAAACTGATGCTGAATCCTTGAGTGTGCGAATTAAAAGTTTAGGAGCAGTTATGGCGGGCTTGGGAGCAAGTGGAGTAGCCATTGGGCATATAGCACATCAGTTTGGATTATTGAATGATGAGCAGGCTCGTGTTTTCAATAGTGCCATGATGGTTGTTACGGTTATGGGTATGTTTATGCGAACCAGCACGGGTGTGGCTATCGCTCAGAAGGTTTATGCTGCTGCATGTTGGATCGCTACAACTGCTCAAAATGCTTTGAATATTTCGCATGCGACGTTCCTGGCCCTGACAGGTGTCGGTATAGCGGTAATTGTTGCAGCAGCCGCGGCTATGTGGTATTTTGCTTCGCAAATGAACGCTGCAACTTCAAGCGTTAAGGAATATAATGCGGCTGCTGCTGAAACGCCGGAAAGAACACGGGGCATAAGCAGAGCCGGCGAGCAAGCCATGTATCGTAGAGGTGTTGAGTAAGAATGAGCGTTGAAATTCCTAAATGTGCAATTGCCTTTGGTTCTGTGGCTCCACCTCAAGGCGATGTTATCGATTTAAGGGTTCATCTTGGTTGCACGAAAGAGGTAAGCAGCTTTGAGGTTTTGCTTCAAAATTGGGATAAGAAGTATAGTCCGGGCGGAACATCGCCCATTAATGTTGGTATGGACGGGCACATTGATATTGGAAGAGGCTCGAATGTTCCGCAGATCATAACGCTTCGTGTTGAAGAGATCCGTTGTGAATCATCGCCGACTGAAAACTATATTCGTGTTAGCGGGCGGTGCTGGGGAGAAAAGCTTTTCCGCAAAGTAGTCACGAAAAATTATGATTACCAGAAAGGAGAAGCCATCGTTAAGGACTTGATGGATTCTTATGTGGGCTTAAGCCATGTTAGAGATTCCACGGAACTCGTGGAAAACACGGATACCACATTTACGCATTTAGAATACGAAAATTCGCCGGTATGGGATATTCTGAAATACATTGCTGAATCCTCTGACCTTGCTGGCGTTATAGGCTACGATTTCCGAGTTGCTCCAGACGGAAAATTCGAGTTTTTCCCCAAAAACAGCAAAACATCATCTGTAAGCCTTAGCGAAAAGATTGAGGCTAGTGTGTACCGCAAGGACATACTTCGCATCCGCAACAAAATCACGGTTTACGGCGTTGCTAACAAAAATGCCCCTTCAGATGGAGACGCTTGGACAGAAGCAAGTTTGGATGGTTGGACAGTAACTTCACCCGCACATATCGGTATTGTTAATTATTATATGGTAGGCACTCATTCTATAGAGGCTTACTGTGACATAGCAACCGAAGGAAATATTGTTGATTTTAAACTAACACACGTTTCCATAAACAAGCCTTCTAAACTCGTAATGTGGCTTTATAAAACACCATACGCCGATGATGATTCTCAGAGTTACATCAGAATCTTGGCTCCTGATGCCTCAAATTATTACCAAATAAATTGGGCGGATTTGGCTTTAGGATATGTAACTTGGAAATTGGAAGAGTTTGATTTGTCGGCAGGAAACGTTTATGATGTAAACAAAAATCCAAACGGTAAACTCCACGTTGTTGGAAATCCTTCCTTCATACTTATCCAAGCTATTCAATTTCATAAAGTAACTACTGGAGCGAGTACGGGAACAAACGCCCTTAGAGTTGATGGACTATGTTATATGGGAATAAGATTTAGTTATATTACTGAAGATTCTGGAAGTCAAAACCTTTACGGCTTAAGGGAATTAACTGAAACAGATGAGGAGCTTGAAAGCGATAACGAATGTGCCTTAAGAGCTAAGGCTTTACTTGCCTATTTGAAAGACCCAGCTGAATATCTCACGGTTGGTAGCACAGTTCTGGATTATGGGTCTACGCCTCTTTTGGCTGGGGATAAGATTCATGTTACATTGCCCAACGAGAATGTTGACACTGATTACCGCATTGAAACTGTCGAGTATAAAGTAGATGCTAAGACGCAGACGCTTGAAATAACGCTTGAGCTCGGAAAGGTTCCGCCTTTGCTGGCTGATTACATATACGGTTTAAGGGCTACAACCGTTACTGTGGAAAAGCTTGCAAGAACAAAACTTGGTAGGGGTGCAGCAGCAGGCGGAGGCGGAGGCGGCGGCGGATCGGTTCCAGAGTGGATCTGGCCTACATATATTGGTCCCAGAAACGATGTTGTTGCAATTACTAATTTTCGAACAAAGAATATAGCTGGCACTTCTGTTGTGGATCATCATTTTGATCCGAGTGATAATGAACATGGCCTTTTAGGCAGAGACGGTTGTCGCTGGCTTGAAATTTGGACTAAATACCTTAATGCTAGTGCTTCTGCGAAAGTAGGTCAGCTAAACATCGGCGACATTACAGTTATTACGTCGGCAAGGATTCTGCAGAATGTTCTTGCGGATGCTGGGATAATTACAAGCGGTAACTTCTTAGTGGATAGACTTGCAAGGGGCACAGCGGGCTATGTGCTTGAGGCTGAAGGCGCAGGCTTGAACCCCATGTATGTGAACCCGAATTATCGGTATTCACCTAAAAGCCACGCCCATTCAGAACATACCAGTATCGGACCGAATGATCATCACGCGCAATCTCATAACCATGCGGGAGAAAGTTTGAGTCCGAGCGGTGTTAGCTGCAACACGATGAGCATAGCAGTAAGTTGTAATCGGCAATATTCGCATCCGAGCAATCAACAGTGTGTCTATGCGGGAAGCGTTGCATGGGAAAACTGTCCACGCTTTTATTCTTATGACATAATCTTCGTAAACAAATTCCGAATAACAGAGGCAGAAAAGCTCGGTTTCAAAAAGGGTTTAGCGTTTCTAAACCCGAAGGGTAAACCGTTAATGGTTTTGGATGGAAAAGGAAACTTGAGTCTTGCTGGAAAAATCAAGAAGCTGAAAAATGTTAAGCGAGGTTGATGTAATGAATAAGAAAACAGAAAAGCTTGAAGCAGGAGACCTTGTGTGCATATTTTGGAATGATGCAAGCATCGGATCCAGCTTCACCACCGCAGGAATCCCAGTTCCCGTTAAAAGCATAGGCATATACATAGGCTACGCTGGACAGCCAAAACATGCAATTCTCTGCCAAAACGATTTTTCCTACAACCCTGAATTACATGATGTCGATTACACAGCCATCCCGTTTCCATGGTTCAAAGAAATTCAAATTCTCCATAAGGCTTTTATAACAAGTGAAGAGGCGACTCTAATTCTCCGAAACGTAATGATGGGCGCAGGAACACGCAGACGTAGAAGAATTTTCCAGATGAGGGCCAACAATCATGACAAGCTTGATTAGACGTGCTTTAACAAAAAAGATAGCTCGCAAAGGACCTAAGGGAAAACAGCAAATAATAGTGATTCCGCCAAACGAAAAACTTGTTTTAGGCGTGAAATTTGCGATTGGCATAACTGTTTGTCTATCAGGTCTCGAAATAGCGCACATGGCTTTTCTGGGAAGTTGGAACAGCGAAGTCTTCGCAGCAATAACGGGGTTGATTGGAACCATCTCTGGCATTCTGATCTCACAAAAAACCTAGGGGGGTAGGGGTAGGTCCGTATTGGTTAAAATTTCACGCAATAGAATGATTATTCAACGAATCTACAAAATTAGACGAATAGCCAAAGTTGATACTCAGAAAATCCGAGAAAACATGCTTCAAAAGCTTCAGGAACTTTTTATTCTTACAATGAAGCAAGCGCAAAACAAAAAATTGGGGTTGCCACAGAGACAGAAATGGGTCCGCGCGGCTTCATATGTTGCCCAAGTCATCAATAGCATAACTCAAAGTTTTGATGAGGCTCAGGTTACGAAGGATTTGAAGCGGTTGGAGAAGATGATTAATGAAGCAATGGCAAAAGAAAAAAGTGGAAGATCTAACACAACAGGTTGAGGGTCTCCTGGAGGCTCAGAAGCGTAAGGTTCCAGAGGATTTTTCTGAATTTTGTGAGAAATGGCTTAACTTCAAATTGACGGACTATCAGCGCCAAGGCGCCGAGCTGATCGATAAGAATGATTCCTCTGCTCATCGATGGAGTCGTCAAAGCGGCAAAACACACATGATCAGCGGTTGGCTGTTCCACTATGCCCTTCTACATCCTGAAGTGCAGATTGCCATTGTAGGACCTAGTTGGCGTCAAACGAAAATTCCGATTCGCAAGATTAATAGTTTCTTGGCTAAACTGCCTAAGGGTCTTTACCGCAAACCTCAAGCTACTATGGTTTCTCTTCGTAACGGCAGCCTTATTCAGGCTTTTCCCTGCAACCCGGACACTATTAGGGGATTTACGCTTGACGTTGTCTATGCTGACGAATACAACTACATTCCAATGGACCAAGAACTTTATGATGCCATCGTGTTTACTCTCGCTACTAAAGCTCACGGAAAATTCATTTGCAGCAGCACACCAGGCTCGACGGACAGCATGTTTTGGAAGATTTTTAACAGACCCCAATACAAGCATTTTGCCAAAAGCCATGTGACGTGGCAGCAGGCTCTCCAGCCTAATGGTCCTTTAACGAAGAGAAAAGTGGAACAGTTAAAGGAGGAGTATTCGGATGATCCGTGGCGTTGGAAACGGGAGATGGAGGCTGAGTGGGCTGAAGATGAAGCGGTTTGGCTGTCGCTGAGCTTGATCACGAAGTGCCAGGACACGAGTTTGGAGCTGTGGGATTCTGAGAGCATGCATGAGGGCGAGTTTTTCGGTGGGCTCGATTTTGGCAAGGAACGAGATTATTCTGCATTCGTGGGCTCCGAGAAGGTTGGAGACCGGTTCCTTTTGCGTCATGTGAAAGTGTGGCCACTGGAGACTAAGTACGCAACTGTTATCGGCTATGTGAAGACACTTGCGGACCGGTGGCATAGTTTCAGCAAAATTCGATGTGACATCAGCGGTGTTGGCAATTATATTGTTGAGGACATGATTAATGGCGGTATCGAAAACGTGGAAGGTGTCACGTTCACGCATCCTCGAAAGCAAGAGATGGCTAGCCTTCTCAAACAGCGTATGCTCAATGGTTCCTACGCCTATCCCTACTCAGATATTCAAATTTCACCATCCAAGAAACTCAATTATTCAGTTGAGTTGAACGTTGAACGATTCGAGTTGCGTAAGGACGGGACTTATCGCTTTTTCCATCCAGAAAACCAACACGATGATGTCTTTTGGGCTACTGCCCTAAGCCTCTATTCGACAGTTGAAATGGCGCCGGAGCCGTTTTTGGCTGTGATTCCTCGTAGGGCTAATAAGTTGCAGCGGATCCGTAAGGATCTTGTGAAGCGTAAGGTTGTGGGTGTCACAAGGTAGGGTTCAGTTTTGAGAAGGCGTAAAGAGTTTTTTCTGATTCGTAAGATGCGACGTACATATGATAGGCTTTCTGGCAAGTTCACGTTTAACATTGCTTATGAGACTGCTGCTCCCAAGCCTTCGGAACGTGTTGTGGCCGTTGCTGAAGGTTTTGGTCTCGGGCTTGATCAATGGGAGAAATTTATAATCTATGATAATGTTGAGCTGAACATAGGGCCTACGGACATCGTTTACATCACAGGCGATAGTGGTAGCGGAAAAAGCGTTTTGCTGAAGGCTCTTGAAAAAGACATTCGACTGGACATGGGGTTAAGCTGCATTAACATCGCAGACATAAAGCCTCCGCTTGGCAAGCCTCTGATCGAAACAGTCGGCAAAACCCTCGAAGAAGGCTTGGAGCTTCTGAGCAAAGTAGGCTTAAACGATGCTTTCCTTTTCCTACGTAGTTATGAGCAGCTGAGCGACGGACAAAAATACCGCTACAAAATTGCGAAAATGATGGAGAGTAAGACTCAATTTTGGATAATGGACGAAGCTATGGCTACGCTTGACAGGGACACAGCGAAAATAGTGGCTTACAATCTTCAGAAACTCGCCAGACAGCAAGGCAAAGCGGTTCTTGCAGCAACAACACACACAGACTTGTTTGAGGATCTGAACCCAAGCGTCCACATTCACAAGCGGTTTGGGAAAGAAATCTGTATAGTGTACTACACAAACGAGCCTGCCAGGGAATGCAGTCTTATCAAGGAAATGCATGTAGAGCAAGGCGCAACGGAAGACTGGAGACGGCTTGCAGGCTTCCATTACAGAAGCCACAAAATAGTTGGTCCACGAAAAATCTTCTGCCTCAAACGTGAAGACGAGCTCTGCGGAGTAATCGTCTACTGCTATCCGCCACCCACATGTTTCGGAAGAAGGCTTGTCATGCCAAAAATGACCATGAAAGAATTGAATGAAAAATTAAGCATCATCAGCCGAGTTGTTGTTCATCCAAAATACCGGACCATAGGTTTAGGCGCAAAACTCGTAAAGGAAACATTGGCTAAGGCTGGAACGCCCTTCGTGGAAATGCCCGCTGTCATGGCGAAATACAATCCCTTCGCAGAGAAAGCTGGAATGCAGAAAATAGCAGAGCAGCCACCACCCAAAGAAGCTTTGAAGATATCCGAAGTCTTGACTGGATTAGGCTTTAACATTCAACTGTTGGGGAGCGAGAAATACGTTTTGAATAAGCTTCAAACCTTAAGCGATGAAGGTCTGGAAAAAGTGCGAGAAGCGTTCATTAAACATTGTCATACACGGTTCATGAAATACTTCTTTCCACATCTACCTTTTGGACACAAGAAAGATTATGATGAGGAGATAAAGAAAGCCAGCCTCGAAAGGCTTGCAAGTTTAATTAAAGTTTGCGGCTTCTTGTTGCAGACTAAAGTTTACCTATTTTGGAAGCAACCTTAAATTCATAGACGACTACAACCTTCTCAGGGTCCCAGCTGCTATGTCCATAACTTTCTTTCCAATCTTCTACAAACTCCCAAATGTTTTGACAGCCTTCTTTCTTTATGTCCTCTAAGCTTATTTCTCCTAGCTTCTGCTCAAACCTGCGTGTAATGATAATCTTAGTTATTGATTTTTGAAACAACTCGCAGCGGATTCCGTAGCGTCGACCTACTTTGTATTGGCGGCTGCCTGTTCTCCTGGTCTGAGTTTTCCGGCCTTCCAAGATTTTCTTAACGTGGCGTTTTTTGAAAAGCATATTATTTCTCCTTTAAAATACGTATGATGTCTTCAAGTTTAAGCGGTCTCTTGTCGGCTTCTCCAAGAAGTTTAATTGTTTTGTTGAGGCATTTTTTGCAAAAGGGTTCAAGCCCAGGAATTTCGATTAGCAAGCCATAAGTGTCCGATTCACATCTTGGGCATTTTCCGAAAGTTATTTTAAAGTCCATATTCAGTCTCCTCTTCATTCTCGCCCTGAGAAGTCTCTGGCATTGCTTTGCCAGTGTGCCACTTGTCCACCTTGATCTGGCACAGGCTCCTCAAGAGTTTCAAGAAAAAAGGAGTTTTTCCATATTGGGGGTGAGAGAGAGACAAACTGGGAAGGTGAACTCTCGGCGGGAATAAAGGGGGAATCAACAACCCTCCCAGTTTCCGCCATCTTGAGTGATTCACCCTGTCCACGGAAGAATAAGAAAAAGGGGGCTTGGAATTGCCGAGGAGAGAAGGAAACGACAAAATAAGCCATCCGACATCAACCCTTCCACAGGTGCAGTCATGTTGCACTTTTTTTCGGGGTATACATTGTTATGAGTGGGCCGCCGCAGTATGGGCATTCCCTAGACGTTTGTCCTTCAGGCAGCTCTCTTCCGCATTTTGCGCAGCGCTTAACCTCTAGCAGGGTTTTTGGTTTGTATGGCTGCCCATACCACTTCTCATACATTTTGGACGTGTGCCTTTTGCCTTTTGTCATGTCGTCTACTTCCTGCTGATTTCCATGACTTCTTCGCCTAGGGAGGTTGCGGTTGAAAGTCTAAGCTTCAACATTTTTCCAAGATTCCTGGGTGTTCTCAGCTTTGTTCACAACATATATATAAACATTAATATCAGCAGTGTTCACATATGAATTGAAATAGAAAATGAAGATGTTATTCATATGGGTATGAAGATGGTTCTTAAATCAAGAGGCAGAATCTGGCTTCCAAAGAAAACCATGAGGGGAGGCGCTAGGATATACATTCCCTCAGAAATAGTTTTAGACAGCACATTCCCCTTTACGCAAGACGGAGAGATCCTTGTTAAAATAAACCGAAGCAAAAAAGTTTTGGAGCTCAAACCTCTTGAAACAAAAAAGAAAGAAAAATCCTTTTAAACGCCTTTTAGCCTGGTGGCGCTTCCGAAAAAACTATTACAAGTGTTCACGCTGCGGCTATATATGGCTTAAGAAAGGAACTCAAACCAGCGGATGGCCTGACGATTCTCATCCTTACGGGATACATGTCCACTGCCCAAAATGCGGAAAAGTAGTCGCCCAATACCTCAAAAATCAGAAGTAGAATAAAAAAAGGGGAATGTGCGGGAGACGTCTCCACCGACTATGCTTTAAGAGTTTAAGCCGAAGTCAAGGCTGGCTTAACGGGTTGCGCCATTTCCTCAAGCTTGCTTGAAGCCTTGAGTTCTTCTGTGACTTCTTCGTCGGATGCTCCTCGCTTAATGGCTATTTTGTCTTG